ATTAGGGTCAACGGAAATTTCCGGTGACCTTAGTGCCCATGCCTTGATCTCACGCCGTTGTAGTTCTTTGTTGAACCTCACTTTGTGAGACCCCGGTTGGGTAGCACTTACGGGTCGTATCAACGAGAGAAAGGAAAGCTGCCGATTTGTGATCGGAAGCTCGCCCAATACTCGTTGGACATGGCTTGCCAAGAGGTAAGCCACCCGTCGATATCCACGAGCATATAACGCGTTTGAATACGCGGTATAAGCAATGAGGATGTTGGCATCTATTCGTCGACGAAATGACCACAACTTCTTTAAACGAAGTGGTGTGACATCGACGCCGTTATAGGCGTCGCACCCACAGGACTCTCGAAAGAGTCCTGTCGTGCAGCACTTAGCGCTGTTGAACAAAAGCCCAACAGTGGGAAGTGCAGTGAGTACAGGTTCGTAGTCTTGGAACCTGACTATCATATCGTCGCCATACACGTATACCGACTTCATCGCCTTGCGGCGGTGATGCCAGAAGGACTTGTTAGGGTCCCTCCTTTGGTACTCGTGTGTGATTGAGATAACGGCCAGTGCCCAGAAGACGAGAGACTCCACTGGGAAGCATAAACAGCTTCCCATAGGAGCAAACTTCTTCATGTGCACCACTTGGCCTGAAGGGAGCTTCGTGTAAGCACTTCTCGTAGCTAACAAGGCTGCAAGAAGACGTGGACAATGCTGGAATAACTCCTGCACTAGCCACAAGCTTACACGATCTGAGGCTTCCTTCATATCGAGAGTGACCCATTGTTTGGTCTTTGAACTAGACAGGGCGAGTGACGCATTAATGGTTTGGTCGTCAAAATTGACGAACCCACCTGTAATGTGTGACTTTTGGAGGTGCGATTGTATCGCACGACCAAGGCCCTGTTGAATCCATTGATATTCTAATGGTTCACACGAGATAATACGGGGACCACGTGAGTCCTTTGGGACCAGGACGACTTTTGCCGTCCCAGTCTTGATAGACTCAAGGTTCTCGTATTGATGACACTGATCAGCCACTGCTGATAAGGAATAACTGAAATACTCCGTAAAGGGGTATACAGCTTCAATATCAGTATATATGCGAGAGAATTTATGTTTTTCATAAACTTTCTCACCAGTGGCAACAGCACCAGGCCCATGTCTGGGTCTGATATCTGCTGGATCGAATGTTGCGAAGATGTCTCGGATCAAATCCGAAGTCTCAT